AAGTGGCCCGTGGAAATAATGGACCATGCCTTTACTAGTTACCTAATGGGTCAATATGACGATAAAGCCCCGCAAGTTTTAAACGTAAGATTCGTAAGCAACATTTTAAACGCCTACATTAAAGACAATAGGCACCGCATACAAAAGAAACCGCGCGAGTATATGCAAATAGAGGCACCCAAAGACCAAAGCCCGAAAATGAGCAAATACGAATTAGCCAAAAGCAATTGGCAAAACGTCAAAGAAAAAAACGCGGTGGTATTTCCTAGCATCCTAGCCAACGCATGGGAGGAATTAAATCCTAAACCCCAAGTGGACCAAACTCGAACCGATGAATTGGTGGAATTTATAAACGATAACCAAGCCCGTTTTTATTATAAGATGAAACGAGAGAGAGGGCATAAGCAAAAGCGTAACGAGTTAGACGATCAAATTATTTACAACGCCGCACAGATGGCACAAATACTAGAAAATGAATAAAGATTATTATCCCGATTACATCAAAACCAAAATGCGTTTAACCAAGTTGCAAAAAGCGCACGATAATTTACTAAAGGCACGACGCAAGGAATTACGCGAGTACAAATTACTAATTCATAAAATGCGGCAAGAAATACACCAATTAAAAGGTGGAAGTATTGAAAAGTGCGCGGATATATACGATAAAATAATGGACGAATACGGCGTAAGTGAACAAGAATTAAAAAGCCCCATACGCGACCGAAACATAGTTAACGTGCGCCACGCCTTGTTTTATTACTTGAGATACACAAAGAACATGAACACCAACCAAATAGGTGCATTATTTAACCGCGACCATTCAACCGTAATAAATGCGTGTAAGAATGTAAACGCATGGCTAGACGTCCCGCAAGTGTACCGCGAGGAATTGCAAATATTAAAAACGATCGATGCGACACTTGGAGAGTAAATTACAACAAGCCATGGTTAAATGGTTTAGATTACGCCATCCCGACCTCATGTTGTTTCACATACCCAACGGGGGCAAACGTTCACCCATAACGGCCAAGATATTGAAAGCCGAGGGGGTGTTACCGGGAGTAGCCGACCTTTTCTTAATGCACCCAAATGAAAAATATAACGGGCTATGGATTGAAGTAAAAACCGAAAAGGGGCGACAAAGTGAACACCAAAAGTATTTTGAAAAAGTGGCTACCCGCGAGGGTTATAAATACCAAGTGTGTAAAAGTTTAGAAGAATTTAATCAACTAATTGATAATTATATTAACAATGTATTCTAAATTTACAAACCGTAATGGCATCGTTAAAGGCAATAGCCCAACGCCACGCGGATTGGATTAAAATGGCCGCTTATCTCGGAAGTGAAAGCCCCGAAGATACCGTACAAGATATGTACTTAAAGTTGGCCGAATCCCCCGACATTGTCGCGAAAATTGATTACAACGGCGATATTAACACCATGTATATTTTTACCATTATCCGTTCCAAGGTAGTGGACCGCCAACGCAAATCGAAACGAGAAAATTACGACGATGTGTTATTCGACCCTTGCTTTAATGCGGACGAAAGCGAAAGGCAATACCAAAATTTAATGGATGATGTTAAAAGCGTAATAGATGAAATGCCCGAATACGACCAAATGTTATTGGAATTGCATTTTGTTTATAAACTATCTATGCGGGATATTGAGAAACGCACGGGTATACCTTTACATTCCATATTTAACAGACTAAAAAACGCAAAGAATCTAATTAAAAATCATACTTATGTCCAATACCAAAACTACTGTGAAGCGCAAAACGCGAAAGAAACCATCGCAAGGACTAGGCGATACGGTCGAGAAGGTGACCAAAGCCACTGGGATTAAAAAACTAGTCGAATGGGTGGCGGGTGAAGATTGCGGATGCGATCAACGCAAAGCCAAACTGAACAAATTGTTTCCCTATCGTACAACCCAATGCATGACGGAACAAGAATATTTTTATTGGGGTAACTTTCGGGAGAAGGCCGAGCAAACATTAACCAAAGAGGAAGCCGACGAAGTGGCCATTATTTGGAATCGTTTATTTCAAGCGCGTAAATTTTACCGCCCGTGTACGTGTGACCCAAGAGCATGGCAAAAAATGATAAACGAAATTAACCAGGTTTACGAAGCCTATGAAACGCCACACTAGGGTATATTTCGACTTTTTCGGATATGATAAAACATCGTACATCGAGTGCGAAGTATGCCACGCCCAAGCCCAAGACATCCACCACATAGAACCGCGAGGCATGGGGGGCAACCCTAAAGGCGACAAAGACCGAATCGAAAACCTAATGGCCGTTTGCCGTACTTGCCACGATAAATACGGGGACAAAAAACAATACAAAGACTTCCTCAAGGAAATACACTTAAGAAACATACAAAACATTTAACGTTAATTACATGGTGCAAGTTATCGACATTGACAAAATCCAAGGCAACCGAGAAAATCCAAGGGTTATAAAAGATAGTAAATTTCAAAAACTTGTTAATTCGATACAAGAGTTTCCCGAAATGCTATATTTACGGCCGATTGTTGTAAATAAAGACATGGTTATTTTGGGCGGGAATATGCGCCACAAGGCCGCCAAGGATGCGGGACTAAAGGAAATACCCATTATCATAGCGGAAAACCTAGACGAAGCAAAAGAACGCGAATTTATCATAAAAGATAACGTCGGATTCGGTGAGTGGGACTGGGACGCATTGGCCAACCTTTGGGATATTGAGGAACTCGACGAATGGGGGTTAGAACTTCCATTAGATTTTGTGGAACCCGAAAACATAGATAAGGAGGTCGATAACCTCACTAAAAAAATCACCCTAGAATATACCATAGACGAAGCCGAGCGCATCGAAAACGAACTTTACAAAATAGCCCCAACGATGGAAGCGGCGTTAATCGTCCTTTTGCAGTCGGGCAAATAGTTATGAAAAATGTACACCTATTCAAACACAACTTCGACCCCAAAAAAGTATTATTGCTCTCCGATATCCATTGGGATAATCCCAAGTGCGACCGCGTTTTACTCAAACGCCACTTGGACCAAGCCATGGAAATGGACGCTAGGATATGTCTAAACGGGGATACACTATGCCTCATGCAAGGCCGCGCGGATCGTAGGGGTAGCAAGAGTGGAATACGCCCCGAACATAACGTAGACCATTATTTCGACGCGGTGGTAAATGACGCCATAGAATGGTTTAGCCCATACGCAAAAAATATCGATGTTATCAGTTACGGAAACCACGAAACGGCAATAATCAAGCATCAAGAGATTGACGTAATACAACGCCTCGTTGGTGGGTTAAATCAAAAAAACGGAACGCACATACAAACGGGCGGTTATGGTGGTTGGATAGTGTACAATTTTAAACGACCAAAAAGTTCGGGTAGCGTAAGTTATAGAATTAAATATTATCATGGTAGCGGTGGGGGTGGTCCAGTTACCAAGGGCACAATTCAATTTAACAGAATGGCCACAATGGTAGAGGGTGCCGATATGGTATGGATGGGACACGTACATGAAGACCACGAATTAACGTACCAGGTAGAGCGAATGAATCATAACAATAATGTACATTTGAAGGAGGTTTTAATGGTAAGGACGGCAACTTACAAAGAGGAATACGGCGACGAAAAAGATGGATATGGTGCCAAGGGTTGGATGGTAGAGAGAGGAAGTCCACCCAAACCCCTAGGCGGTCGATGGTTAGTATTAGAACCTATCCGAGAAATAACAAAGGGACACGAAGAAATCAAAGTAAAAGCATATACATACCGCGCAAAATGATTATACCCGTAACATTTATTTACTCCGAGGATAAAATAGACCCCATTTATGAAATGCTAGGGCTACAAATGGACGCGGACAAAGTAGAAATACTTGAGGATGGATATATAGATACCGACCAAATCGAAGCGGTCGCGGGTTCAATGGGATTTACACAAGTTTACACCAAAGGCGGCCACGTATTCGAAATAGAAATGGAAACCGAAGATTTTATAGCACTATGGACGTAGTAAATAACCCAACACATTACCAAGGCGAAATTGAATGCATCGAATGTATAAAGGCATCCATGAGCAAAGACCAATTTATTGGATACCTAAAGGGCAACATAATAAAATATACGTGGCGTTTTGATCGTAAAAACCAAAGCGAAGACATTAAAAAAATGCAAGTCTACGCCCAATGGCTTGAAAAGGAATTAATCGTGAAATAAACGTGAGATATGGCAAACGAAAAAAACCTTAAACCATTCCCACCAGGAAACAACGCAAACCCAAAGGGTAGACCCAAGGGTAGTTTAAACCGTTCGACCATAGCCAAGCGATGGTTGGAGGTAATGCAAGATTCTAAAAACCCAATAAGCGGCGAGATTGAAAAGTTAAGCCAAGCCGACCTAATGACCCTAGCGTTAATACATAAAGCCCGTAAAGGGGACGTAAGCGCGTATAAACAATTAATGGACTCGGCCTTTGGGTTACCACAACAGAACGTAAACGTAACCGAGGAAAAGCCAATATTTCCTGGCATTGATTTGGATGTTGAATAATGCTAAAAAAGACCACGGCGCAAAGCAAAATTGCAAAACTCAAAAAGCGGGTGCGTATAGTTCGTGGCGGTACAAGCTCATCCAAAACATTCTCGATTATTCCATTACTTATATCTTACGCCGCCGTAAACGCCAATTGCGAAATAAGCGTAGTCGCCGAAAGCATCCCGCATTTAAGGCGTGGCGCAATTAGGGACTTTCTAAAGATAATGGACATGGTAGGAATGTACGAACCTACCAAGTGGAACAAATCAAGTTTAACTTACACGTTTAACAACGGGGCGTTTATTGAGTTCTTTAGCGCGGACCAACCCGACAAATTACGAGGGGCTAGGCGTGACGTTCTTTTTGTGAATGAGTGTAATAACATAGATTGGGAATCATACTACCAAATGGCCATACGAACGCGGCGGTTTATTTATTTAGATTATAACCCCGTGGTGGAATTTTGGGTAGACACCGAATTAAAGAACGATAAGGATAGCGAAATGGTAGTATTGAC